TTCTATTATAATACCTAACTATTTATCTGTCAACCCCTTTCTAGTATGTTTTTTTAACTTACCAAATAACTTGGATTTTGGTTTTGTTCTTTGCTTATCCACCATCGCATCAGTCTCTGGATCTCCAGTTGGTGGCATGGCATTCGCACTAATTGGATCAAGTTTTCTATATCTCTTCGCAACCTTTCCATATTCTGGATGCATGCCAGTTTTTGGATCTAACTGAGGTGGTGGGTTTTCGGGGAATACTGGTTTGATATCATTTGGATTAAAGAATTGTTTTTGTTTTAATCTCTCAAATAAAGTTGATTCTCCAAAACGTCTTCGTCTTCTATCTCTATCTCCACTACCAATAATTGGATCATTAATTGAATATCCAGATCCATATCCTTGATCTGATCCACTTCTACTATCATCTCCTTTATTCTTAGGAGACCAATTTATTATCTTTCCTTTATATTCGCTATTGACAAGATACTGAGATAATTTCTCAGGCATATATCTAGGATCAAAACTACCCAAAATGTCACTATTCTCTTTCATCAAAAGGTCAATTTCATCAATTTCATCTTGCACTGATTTTGTAAGTGTACCTAAACCAGCATAAGTTTTACCACTTGGATCTGTATAATCTCCTCCATTAACATATTCATATACACCATCTTTATTTTGAACACCTATCGTATTTTGATACTTAGTATATGCTTCATCTATAAGATCTTGATACATATCATATATTTCTTTATAAACTCTATTCAATTCATTCAAGTAAGGTATCCAAACTGCCTGTCTTCTCTTATAGTCATCTTGAAATGCACTGAGCAATTCACTTGCTTTATTCATTGGTTCATCTTGTAAGGCATTCAAACGTGTATATTCATTGTATGTTCTGTCATATTCTGCAGCAAGTTTCCTATATTTTGCGATCTGTTTTCTAGTTCCTACCACTTTATCACCTTCTTTTTTTAGAGTGTCTTGATAGGCAAATAATTTATCAGCTGCAGAACTAAATGTATTTTTATAATAATTCTCAGCATCTTTAGCAAATTTATCTTGTTGTGCAATGAGTTCATCGTATTCTTTTTTATCTCCTTCAATCCATTCACTATAATCAGGACTTTTATCTCCATCAGTTTTTGGATTTGGAATCTTTATACCTTTTGAAAATTTCTTATGTAATTCCTCTCTTGTAGTGGCTTCCTTCTGTTCTTCTTGCAGAGCTCTCCAGTCTTCTCTTGATTTTGTCTCTGCTAAACTAGCTTCTGGTTTTTTATAAATTTCTTGTAATTCATCATATTTTTCAAGTCGTTCAAAATATTGATCATTAATATCAATAAATGCCTTGGCAAACTTAGGATCGACATTAGCTTCTCTTGATTTTAAAATCTTTCCAATCTTATCAAGAAATGATTTGCCATCATCACTCTCTTGATATATTATTTCTTCTCTATCAAGAAGTAAATTCATTTGTTCATATAGATAGTCATCACTCATATTTGCGACTCTTTCATCTGTCCACGACAAAGGATGCATAGCAATCATTTCTTGAGTTTCTTTTGGTAGATTTTTTATATCGACCTTAAAGTCTGTAAGAGCAGCACCATGTATTCCTGGAGGCCATCCTTCTAATCCTGATTTATTTTTAAGAGACTCAAAAACTTGTTCATAATTGAAAATTGCCTTCTTTAATGCACCAACAAAAGGAATCGTCAATAAAGATTTTACTGCACCCATTTCACCAAGTAGATGAGTAAGAGCAGATAATATCTCTTGTTCAAAATTAGGAACTTCACCTTCATCTGGTGAATTTAAATTATGATAATTATAGTCATAATAATGTACATATGGTCTACCACCATCTTTAGGAATAATTAACTGAGCATAACCTTTTCCATGATCACCCAAAGCAGCATATGACTTATCAGCTAAATCTTGATGAGTGCCATCATTGATGCTAACTTTACCTTTGGCATCAACTTTAATATTTTTATCAGCGTACGGATGCCTTTCATCTGATATTGGAACATAGTACGGATGCGTTTCATCATCAAAAATAAAAGGTATCAAAGAATCAGTAAATTCTTTAATTTCTCTATGATTAGGTATATGGTTTTCAACCTTACCACTAAAAACAGAACGAGCAATATTTAAATTATTAACTAATTTTCCAGAATGGTCATACAGACCCAAAGCCTTCATCCCCCATGTAATTGGGTTGATATAATCATTAAATGCACCAATTAACCAAGTTACATTAGAAAGAATCTCATTTATTCCAGCTACATCATGTGCTATGTAATCATTTCTTTTAATAAGTTCATCAGTAAGTTTATCTAATTTTGCTTGTTCCTTTTTCAGATTTTCTTCCCGTTTTATCTCCTCTTCACTTTTACCTTGATTTTTAAGTTCTTCTTTTTCATCATCACTTAATTCTGCTTCTTTTTCTGTCTCTTCAGGATCTAATTCAGGTTCTTCAGGATCTGAAGTTGCAGGATCGAATGTAGTGGTTGTATTTTGGGTATCATCTTGGGCATTTTGTGCATCTAAGTTTGCTGCATCAGCACCTTGAACTGCTATTCTACCCACAGGTTTGACAGGTATTTCATTACCGTCTTCATCCTTCGGTTTTATCGTTGTCTGACTTGATGCTGGAATAAAGAGTTCTTCTTCAGATTCTGGTTCAGCAGTTGCAGCATCAGCAGAGAATGAAGAGAAAGATTTCTTAACCTCTCCCTTTCCAATAGGTGATGCTTCAATTTCATCATCAGGTGTTAGTGATGCTGATCTATATGGATCCTCTCCTCCAACTCTTGTACCAGCACCAGGAAAAGGAGCTCCTGTTATATTTGTAGTATATTCATCAGATGCTGCTAATTGATCATTAAGTTTTTTCTTTCTTTTCTTCGGATCTCCCTCATCTGTTCCAACACGTATAAAGGAAACTGCCTGTGGATCATCAAGAGGTACAACAACATTAAGAGGTGTTTTTCTTTGAAATTTTATATCTGTCACACCATAATGATCATAATTACTTCCACTATGTCCTAACTGAAATAATCCAAATATCGTATCCTTTTGTCTTGCGTACTCAGGAATTTTAATTGTATAATCCTGTAGTGTACCATCACCCTGATTAATTGATATGATCGCTGCGTCAGCGGGAAAAGAACCCACATTATTTTGACTACGATCTTGTGAAAGATACGAAGAACGACTCATATCAGGAGTTTTATATATCACAAATAGTTCTTCAGTTCCTACTATATCAGGATGCTCTCCCCCATTAGATCCAGTTCCTCTTATTGCTGTGATGGTAAGAGTATCTAATCTTGTCGCATCCATTGGTTTAAGAAGTGCCATTCTTGAACCACCAGAACCAGTTCCTTGAAACGCAAGATAATCTCCACCAACATCAAATCCACCAGTGTTTCCACTTCCTGATCCATTTGCTCTTATTGTTGTACCATCAAGTGCACTATTATTTCCGTCCGCACCAAACATGTTAGTTGTATCAGAAAAAGAGGTAGCATCAGATGGAGTTAATTGAGTAACAGTTCCATCACCCTCAGCTGGAGCTATGGTAGTTGAAAACACAGCACTAGTTGTCATGCCCTCATCTATTTCTCTTCTCCAATCTGATTTGTATTTTTTTAATATCTCTTGAATTAATTCTTTTTCTTTTTTATCTCTCTCTTCTTCTAATTTTTTTGCAGCAATCTCCTTAAGACGTTTTCTCTTAACGTCTTTCATGTCAATATGATGTATTACTCTTGCAAAATTACTCAAAGTATTTTTCCTTTTTATCTATTTATTGATCGACTTCCTTTTTAAGTACGTCAATTGTTTCCTGCATAAGAGAAAATAATATATTCATATCTGTTCCCTCTGGAAATCCCATTAAACCTACAGTTTTTTGCATATGATTTTTCATAGTAACAGCTTCGGGATCATCTGACAAAGACAGTCTTGTAAACATTAAACGTTGTTTTTCTAGTAAAATTTCTAATTTTTCAATGTGATTCACTTTTTCATCATGAGAAAAATTAGAAAGTTTTGACATTTTCCCATAAACTTCATTTTGAAGTTCTTTTATTTCATCTAAACCCTCTTGAACTATTTGTGAATCAAAAAAATTAGTCATTTACAATTTTCCTTAAAATTTTCTTATAATACATGGTATTGATATTTATAAAAGGGATATATTTTTTCATCTTTAAACTAACTGTTTCCCAAACAGGATCTTTTATTTTTTTATCAAAATTTTTTACGAAAAAAAATATCTTTTCCATGATTATAAGTGTTTCTAAAGAAAGATCTCCACCCAGATACTTTTTTAGAATTGGTGGGTGTCCTTTCGAACAATCGAATACTTCTTCTAATTTTTTTTCGGAGAGCAATTCCTCTAATTGTTCTTTGAACAAGTAAGTCAAACTCTGCTGTCGTTTCATCCATTCTGAATAATTTCTTTCTCCAGAATTTATTATTTCTCCAATCCATAAATTTTGAGGATTATTAGCTGTTATAAAATTTGATAGTAGAAAATCTAAAATTTCCTGATCGGAATACTTTCTAGATGTTTTTTCAAACCAATACTTATCTTTTCTCTTATTAAATGATGAAACTGTCGCACGAGACTTTCCACCATATTTAAAAAAGTCATACTTTGGATTTGTAAAATGACTTTTCATTGAAAGATAGGTTTGGTACGTTTCAAAAGGTGTCACTTTCGTCTTCATCATCTTCCTTTTCACTGTCTAATTCTGTAATTGCGTCAACGGGAACTTCTGCCTCACCAATACGATAATGGTGAGTCATTTCTCCTGATTTGTAACTTTTACGTTTACCGATATATTGTAAATCAGGAAAAGAATTTTCACGAAGCATCGCTTGTAATCTCCAATGGATTAATTCTGATTTTTTCATCTTCCTACATTATTAATAAAAATGGAAATACAATATCTACCATTTCCTTCATGATAATCTGAATTTTTTATACTCACTTTTTTTACTCCATGTTCAACCCATCCAGGAAATATTATAAGCGAATTATTATCACAAGTCAACTCATAATCATATTCTGGTAAAAATAGTTCACCACCAGTAAATTTTTTAGGTTCTTTATAAAAATAAGAGAATGCTAAAAACTGCATACTCGCATCTGTATGAGGTTTGTAATAATCACCATCATGATAATACCTAACTTTAGTTATATCCCAATTAGTTTTTGTAATATGTTTACAAGATGGATGTATTTTTGAAAATGTTTCTAAAACTTCTTTTGAAAGAACCTTTCTATTTACAGTTAAAATATTGGAAATTTTTCGATAATTAATACCATTTTCTGGATCAGACTTACTATAATTTTTATATAAATTATCTAATAGTATCGCTTTTGAATCTGTGTGAGATTCTATGCCACCATAATTTTTTGGTGGAAGAAATTTTCCTGGTTTTGTATAATAATCTAATTCTTCCCAAATAAGTTTTAATTCATTTTTATTGTAAAAATTATTAAATACTAAATGAGGGAAAGGATCAGTAAACGCAAATGCTTCTAATTTTTCCATTATAAAGGTAATTTTGCTCTAGATGTTTTTTTCATAAAATTAAGACGAATCGCATCCCATTTTAATCTTTCTTTTAATGGTTTTGAAACGAGTTTTGTAATTGATTCAATCTCTACACTATTTTTTTCACAAAAGTACAAAATTGCATCAATATAATTGAGTTCCTCTTCTACAACAATTTTCTCAATTTCAATCGCAAATTTTTGGGGTGTTAAAAATTTATTCTCTATAGCTTTTTCTAGTTCTTTAGTTGGTTCCATAGAGTTCCAGTTTATCTTGAATAAATTTTCTAATGTATTGGTTGAGTAATTTGATGTACTTTTTTTTGTTGTTTTCTTCATAAACGATACATTCTCCATTTTCACAAGCCATGATAATGACTAATTTTTTTACAGCAATGTTTTTCATTTCATATAGCATACAACCATATGCCATTGCTTGAACAAAATAATGTTCTATCCACTCTCGTGGTTTAGGTTTTTGAGATGTTTTAAAATCTATTATTGCTAACTCACCATCATATTCTGCGATACAGTCAACGGTTCCCGCAATACCTAATTGTTTACTATATAGGGATCCTTCTAAAGCGTATATATTATTTATTAAATTTAACTTTGGTTTAGCGATTTTAAATAAAAATTCAGAAATAGGTGGTACTTTAGGTAATTCTTCATTATTTAAATAATTTTCAGTTAATGTATGCATATCAGTTCCACGAACTGTTGCTGCCTTTGTAATGCGGTCAGCTTTTTCATTACCGACTTTTTTTCGCCAGTTAACAAATATTTCTTTATTAAAATGACTGGTTACAGAAGTAATTGACACTAATTTTAATAATTCATCTTCATTTGGAATTGAATAATAACGAACTCCATCTACATGTTCTCTTTGAAGAGATGTTAAATCTAAATCAATATGTTTAAACATTAAAAACCTAACTGCATTTTTGCTATGATGTACTCCTTTACAATTCCAGATCTAATAATATCATCTATCCCAAATTCAATAAGGTCAAATGATGGCATAGTTCTTAGAATCTTCATGAAATCAACGATTCCATTTTTTTCATTAGTTTTTTGTAAATCTGTTTGAGTAGCATCACCACAGAAACAAATTTTACTATTTTCACCAACTCTTGTTATTATACTATCTAATTCATGAAAATTCAAGTTTTGAAATTCATCAACGATTACAATGGCATTATCGAGCGTTGTTCCTCTTAAAAATGAGGTACTCCAAAATTTAATTGTATCCTGTGCCTTTAAATTGCCATATAACATTTCAAAATCGGCATCAGATGGCATTTGAAACATATATTTTACCATATGTTTATAAGGAACTTGGTAAATATCAGATTTATCTTCATAATCACCAGGCAAAAATCCAATTTCACGAGTCGCAACAAGAGATCTTACAATATAAATTTTTTCATAAACACTGTTTTCATCTAAAACATTTTTTAAAGCATTAAAAAGTGTAATAAATGTTTTCCCAGTTCCAGCAGCACCATAACTGACAATTTGCTTATTATTTTGATATGATTCAAATAAACGTTTTTGATTATCTGTTAAAGGTTCTATATTAATTAAGTATTCAGAACTTACAGGTTTTTTCTTTTTTAATTGTTTCACAGTAAGTCCAACACCAATTGGTTGATCACCATTTGCTCTTTTTTTTCTTGGCATTAGAATTGATAATCTCTATTTTTACGAACATTTGAACCTGGTTGGCGAGATGCTCTATCTAACACTTCGTTCCAACCAGAAGATGCTGCCTCTCCTGTCCACTTAAACATTTCTTGGGGAGAAGCAACACCTGCTTGCCAATCCTTGTCCCAATCAGGATTGTCTTTTCTCCACTGATCATATTGTTTCATAGTCATGGACAATTCTTTTTTTTCTTTAGTTGTTTTATGAATAACTGGATATGTCGGCATAATTTTTAAATTTATGTAAGATTATTTAGACCCACTCTAGAGCCTCAGAGACTGCTGGAAATTGTTCGGTAAACACCTTGCGACATTTTTCCGCTATGTCCATGTGCTCTTTTTGTGTTCCATGTGCGGATCTCAAATTTATATAATGAATCCAAGAACGACAAGAACCTGTCATGTATATACGTGTTGGTGTACATAGTGGTAATACCATTCTGGCACACTCTTTCGCAACTCCATAATCTATCATTTGGTTATATAAAGATTGAGAAGAACTAAAAAGGGTTATCATTTGTTTGTTTAGTTTTTCTATAATCTCTGATTCTAAATCATTAATACTGTTTTGGCGATTTTTTGTGTCTTGTCTACGAAGTTCTGGTAATTCTATCTCACCTAAAGAATTACTTTGTGCATATCTTTGCGAAAATTCTTGAAAAGTAAAACTACGGTGTCTTAAAATCTGTGCTGCGATTGCACGAGTAGTTTCAATTTCAAGTGTCATTGATGATTGTTCAAATACAGACCAATGATTATGTTTGATACAATACTTTAACAAACCAGAATAGTTTTCGTTATCTTGATTTGATGGATTTGATACTCTGGCAATATATGCCATTGTTTTTTCCGCATCAGGTGTGATACTTATAAGATCTACATTCATTTTCCAAATCCTTTTGAATTTTTTGCTTCAGCAATCGCAAGTTCTTCTTTTATTACTCTTAATTGTGATTTCATAGTTTTAAGTTGTTCATCTGTATATAATTGCTCCTGTTTAAGAAGTCTTTGAAGCATTTTTATAAGTCTTTTTGCTCTACTAGTCTGCATAACCATCATCATCATCGTAAAGTTCATCATAATCACTTATTTTTTTAAAAGCATTTGAATTTTTATATAAATCTACATCGGAGTAAATTTCTGCTTTTATAGCGTCTACTGATAATTCTAGTTGACGAACTAATAGTTTAAGTTTTTCTTTATCCATAGAACTACTCTTTCATCTAATTATATCATAAAAAAAGGAGGGTAGCAACCCTCCTAATTTATTAGCTACAAGGTGATGCCTTGCTTCTAACTTTAAGACCACGATACATTAAATCGTGTCTTTCACGCTTTGCTGTTTCCGCAACAACTTTTGCGTTGTACTCTTCAGTGTCATACTCGACACCACGGTAAGTAACTGTTGCCATTTGCTTGTCCTCAGTAGTAGGGTTTTTTA